GATATTATTACCAAGAAAAAACAAAATAATACACGAACAAAATGAATATATTTTAGAACGATATAGACAAATGGAGAGAGTTTTAAACAAGATAGAAGGCAATTTAAAGGAGGAAGATTAATGACTAAAATAAAGGAACCTTGTAAATGGAGGTATGAAGGGATATGTAAACATGGTGGGAGTAAATGGTACAACGATAGAGTAACTGGGGATAAAAAAGAAAGATGCCAGGAATGTGAAAAGTACGAAAAATAAGGGGGGGGAAGAATAATGACTAAGCATAGAGATAATCTATATGTAGTGATGAAAAATATGGAAATGGAGAATGAAGAATTAAGGGAGAAGATAGAGAGGTTAGAAAAGGAAAATAAATATTTATACGAAATGTTAGATAAGTTAAGACATGAAAACAATAGACTATATAATAATAATATAAGATTAGTAAGAGAAATAAAAGAACTGGAGGGCAATTAAATGGAAATAAAAATAAAATACTTTAATCAAGATTACCCAAGACTTGAAAAGATTAGACAAGGGGATTGGATAGACCTTAGAGTAGATAGTATAAAGGAATGGGAGAGCGGGAGATTTATATTGACAGATAAAGACAAAGAGAAGTTAACAAGTTTACTAAGGTTAAAAAGTGTTGTGGAATATAAAAAAGGAGACATAATCAAATTTGGGTTAGGGGTATCCATGGAGTTACCAAAAGGCTATGAAGCTGAAATAAGACCAAGGTCTAGTACATTTAAGAATTATGGATTAATTCAAACTAATTCAGTTGGAACAATAGACAATAGTTACTGTGGCGATAAAGATGAGTGGAGTATAGAATTTATAGCTATGAGAAATGGAAATATAAAAAGATATGATAGAATATGCCAGTTTAGGATATGGGAAAATCAGCCAAATTTTAACTTTAAAGAAGTAGAAAACTTAGGTAATGAAAATAGGGGTGGATATGGAAGTACGGGGAAATAAAACAAGCCTACCTAAAAAGCACGAGAAAAACTATAGAAGGCAAAGAGAAGGTTATTAAGGCGGATAATGTTTATTATGTGCAGTAGAAAGGAGAATGAATTGTGGATAATAAATTTGAATTCATGAGTGAGGTAGCAGATGCATTTGCAGGATTGAAGAGCAATGAAGAAATAGAGGTTAGAGCAGATGAGATGATTAAATTAATACTTCAACAAAAGGAGTTATCTAAAGAGTATTTAAGAGTAGGTATTCTTTAATTTTACACATTTTGTTATTTATGCGTCTTAGAGGAAGGAGTTGTGACAATGAGAGAATATGGATTCACAGAAAGTGGACTCGAGGTGGGGGATATATATTTAATAGTTAGAGAATGTGGTGAAATAGAATGTGCATTTAAAAGTAAAGAAGATGCTGAGGAGTATAAAAGGGACTTAGAAGAAATGGCTGAAAACACTATGTGGAGTATAGAGAAAACATATTGTTATTAATCAACACTCCAAGTAGATGATGTTTTTATGTGTAATAGGAGGTAAATTGATATGGATGGTTATATAAGAGTCAATACAGACGATAAAGGCAAGATTATTGATATATGGGATGAATGGTATAGAGACCCTGACTTAGGGGACTATATGGGCGATTGTGGGATTGATTGTTATTTCCAAGATTATACATTTACACCTAATAGCCTAGTGTTGTTAATATTCAAATTCATAACAGAAGTTACTGAATCTTATATGTATGGTAGAGAATATGACGAATGGATTGAAATAGAACATGAAATAGTGCTTATAGAAGATTATGACTATGAAGATATTGAAGAAAGAGATGAATTTTTAGAATCAATATTCATGGAATGGCGACCAAACGACTAATGGACATTACAAGTATTATGCGAACTATACGATAATACCGAATAGTTAAGGGGTGATTAAATGCAAGACCTTATTAATGAATTAAACTATCATAGGCAAAGATTAAACTATGCAATAAAGGAATTAAAGGGAAGAGGAAACAATAAAGCAAAAGCAGAAAGAGATTACAGGGTAGCACTAGCTAAAAAAATGTTAGAGTTAAGGGCAGAGGGTACACCAGTAACAATTATTTCAGACTTATGCAGAGGTGATGAGGAGATAGCAAGGCTGAAGATGGAGAGGGATATAGCAGAATCTCTTTATGAAAGCAATATGCAGTTTATTTATTCAACTAAGTTAAATATAGACATAATACAGAATCAAATCAATGCAACACACAAAGGACTATAGGGGGTGTAAGATATGATTATAAACATAGATAGTATAGGTGACGATTTAGCAAGTGCTTATGAAGAAGGTTATGAAAGAGGATACCAAGACGCATTAGAAAGTTTAATGAGGAAGATAGTGAATAATGAAGATTTGCCGACTAGAACCAATCCTCATTATTTAGACGGTAGGATAGATAAGCAAAATCTAATACTAAAAATGATAGAAGATAAACTTGAGAGGTTCCAGGATAAAGAGGGGGAATAATATGACAAAAGAAGAACTAAACAAAATAATATCACTAGATAGCAGAATAAACAGTAAAATAAGGCAACTAGATGAACTAAGACAGACAATAGGTAACATACAATCAATAGATTACAGCAAAGACAAAGTACAGACCTCACCAAGTAATCAAATAGAAAACACTATAATAAAAATAATGGACCACGAAGAAAAGATAGCTAAAGATATAGACAACCTTATAGAAATGAAGGAACAGGCTAGGAAAGCCATAAACAAGGTAGAAGGGATATATGGAGTGGTACTGGAAATGAGATACTTAGAATGTATGCAATTTGAGGAAATAGCCTATAGATTAAATTATAGCTTAGTACACATACACAGATTGCACGGGCAGGCCTTAAACATGATAGCAAATGTTATTGAATGATAAAAGTAAATGGTATATTATGGTATTATCAAAAAGTGTTGTGCTAGACAAACTCATTAGGGCAAGGAACACAAAGAAAAGAGCCTGTTTCCCCCTTTACAGGTTCTTTTCTTATGCCCAAAACTAAAAATATGGAGTGATTTAATGGGATAGAAAAGCACCATATAATTTACAAAAGCCAGGGGGGTCTTGACTTTGAACTTAATTACAAATATTTGACAAGTGAAGAACATAGGGGAATTAATGGACCTCACAGGAACAAGGAAACTGATTTAAAATACAAGAAGGAATTACAGAAGAAGTTAGAAAAAATATTAACAAAAGATTATTACAACATAAAAGAGTTAATAGATTTATTAGGACTTAAAGAAAAGCAAGCAAATAGGGCTTTTAAAAAATTATTAAAAGTTAATGGAATAGATAGAGAGAGTGTTATTCGCAGACTCATGGGTGGTAAATTATATTGAGGTGATGAAATGGACCTACAAGGCAAATATGCTTTTATTAGTCATCCTTATAGTGATTCGCCAACAGAAAATATATTAAAAGTAAATAAGATATGTAAATACTGGGCAAGGCAAGGGGTTATACCTATATCGCCACTACACTTATTTAGTTTTTATGAAGATGACACCCAAAGAGATAAGATTATGAAGTTTTGTTATAGACTAATTGATAATGTAGACATAGTATTTATATATGGTGATAGCGAAGGGTGCAGGCTTGAAAGAGAATATGCAGAGAAGATAGGTAAACCAGTCGAAATATTCTATCAAGAGAAAAAAGCGCCCACTTTTAAAGAGTGCTACTATCTTATGCAAGAAAAGGGATTAAGCCTATGAGTAAAGTAATCCCAGTAGAAGTAAAACAAAAGTGCGTAGAACTCTATGACAAGGGTGTATCAACTGAAAAGCTATATAAAGAGTATTATCTTAAATATGGTAGTGGAAAGCTATCAACATTTGAGAGATTACTTAGAAAATGGAAAAACAAAACAAGGGTAGATAATAAACTCTTAGAAAAAGGCAACCTAGGATATAAATTCACACCCCATGCAACTACAGTACAATTGGACAAAAATGGAGAAATAATACAATCCTGGATAAAAGGCAAGGCTGATGATAATTTATACTTAGACTTAATAAAACATATCACAAATCTACCTAAACTGGAACTAGAAGAAGTAAAACTAGAAACTGCAGAAGATTATATGCTTGAGATACCTTTGTATGACATGCATTTTGGTATAGCTGATTTTAATTACTATAAAAGTACATTAGCAGAAGTAATAGAGATAATACAAAGAAGAAATTATAAAGAGATAAATATAATAATAGGGCAAGACCTCTTCCATAATGATGATTTTAGAGGGAGAACAGCAAGTGGAAGGGAAATCGAGCACACAGACATAACAGTAGCCTGGGAAGATGCCAGGAAGTTTTACTATAAGATAATTGAGGAATCTCTCAAACAAAGCAAAAAGACAAGAATAATATACTCAAAAGGTAATCATGATGAATCTTTGTCCTGGGCTTTTGTGCAAATGATAAAAGCACAGTTTAAAGATGCAGATAACATAACTATTGATGATGAAATAAAAGAAAGAAAACTAATTACATTTGGAGATAACTTTATAGGGATTACACATGGGGAGAAGGGGCAAGCTAAATCAAGAAATCTTAATAATATGTTTGTAATAGAATACCCCCAGGAGTTTGCAAAATCCAAAGTAAGGGAAATCCATGCAGGACATCTACATCATGAAAGAATAAAGGATGATTTTGGAATAATGGCCAGGAGGTTATCAAGTGGTGGTATAACTGATACATGGCACTATGAACAGGGTTATGTAGGGGCACATAAAAGGTTCATGGTATTTGAGTGGACAAAAGAGAAATTGGCAGCTATATATTATGTGTAGGAGGTAGGAAATGTATGATAATGTAAATCGCCCTAAACACTATAATCATGGAAACATACAACCAATAGATGTGATAGAGGATTGGGAATTACCTTATCATCTAGGTAATGTTATTAAGTATATAGCAAGAGCAGAGCATAAAGGTAAATTAATTGAGGATTTAAAGAAAGCAAAATGGTATCTAGACAGGTATATTAATTTGGTAGACAAATAAAGCTGTCCCAACAGTGGAGTTGCCTAAGTGGCTTGAAAAGTGTTTTTAAAGGGAAGGTGCATAAATTGAGTAAATTAAAAATTGAATATAAAAACGTAAACGAACTAATACCTTATATTAACAACCCAAGAATTAATGATAATGCAGTTGATAAGGTGGCAAGCAGTATAAAGAATTTTGGGTTTAAGAATCCCATAATAGTTGATAAGGACAATGAGATAATAGCAGGGCATACAAGATTAAAAGCAGCTAAAAAATTAGGACTGGATGAAGTGCCTGTTATAAAGGTTGAGGACTTAACTGACAGCCAAATCAAGGCATTTAGAATAGCAGATAACAAGACATCAGAGTTTGCAGAATGGGATGAAGAATTATTAAAAATTGAATTGGAGGACATTGAAGGCTTTACAGGATTTGATGAAATCGAGTTAGAAGGGTTATTTAAAGAAATAGATATAGACAGTTTCTTTGAAGAAAGCGAAGAAAAACCAAAAGAAGAAACGGAGGAAGAAATACAGTGCCCTCATTGTGGCGCGTATTTCAAACCTTAATATGAAAATATTTTTAGCGGGTAGTGGTTGGCATAAATTATGGGTCGATGAGAATTTTTTTGATTTTTATAGGTTGGAAAGCTATCACTATATCGCAAAAGAAGAGATAAAACATATAAATAAATATAAATCATTTATATTAGATAGTGGAGCATTTAGCTACCTGAATGGCAAAAAACTGATAATGTGAACTGGGATAAATACATTGAAAGTTATGCAAAATTCATAAATAACCATAATGTTAAATTATTTATGGAATTAGATATTGATAGTGTAGTTGGGATTAAAGAAGTTGAAAGACTCAGAAACAAACTAGAAAGACTAACAAATAAACAATGCATTCCTGTATGGCATAGGTCAAGAGGGAAAGAATATTGGTTGAGGATGATTAAGGAATACGATTATGTAGCAATAGGTGGCATAGTCACTAAAGAAATAAAGTCATCAGAATACAAATACTTTCATTGGTTTATCCAGCAAGCACATAAAAACAATTGTAAAGTGCATGGATTAGGGTTCACTAATTTAAAAGGGATAAAAGAATATAAGTTCGATTCAGTAGATAGCACATCGTGGTTAAGTGGGAACAGATTTGGGGCAATATATAAGTTCAATGGAAAAACAATGGAAAAAATCAGTAAACAACCAGGACAAAGAGCAAAAACCACAGATGCAGCAATGAATAATTTCAAAGAGTGGGTTAAGTTTACAATATATGCAGATAAATATCTATAGGAGAAATTAGATATGAATGTTTTTATAAGTTGCGTAAAAAGCAAAAAAAACAAACCAAGCAAAGCTTCAGAATTATATATATCTAGTCTATTTAAATACTCACTTAGCTATGCCTTATCCTTAACAAAGAGGGATAAAATATTTATATTATCAGCTAAGTATGGTTTAGTAAAGCTAGATGATATAATACAGCCTTATGAGTTAACCTTAAATAATATGAACAAAAGACAGCGACAAGAATGGTCTTATAAGGTATATAAGCAACTAGTGAGAGAAGGGATAAATTTTGATGAAAAAGCTATTTTCTTGTGTGGAAAAAAATATAGAGAGTTTATAATTAGAAAATTTACTAATGCAGAAGCTCCATTAAAAAATTTAGGTTTAGGAGAACAATTAAAGTTTTATAAGGAGAGATTAAATGAAAAAAACAAATGACTATTTAATCATTTTAAATACAGTATTCGTAATGAGTTTGTTAGTAGCTAATATAGTAGGGGGCAAGGTAGTAAGTATAATAGGACTAACAGTTCCTGCAGCAGTAGTAAGCTATGCCATCACTTTTTTATGTACAGATATCATAAATGAATTATGGGGAAAGAAAGAAGCTAATAAAACCGTAAAGCTAGGACTAGTAATACAATTATTCAGTTTAGTTTTAATATTAATAGCCATAGCACTACCACCTGCTGAATTTGCTCAAGACTATAACTCTATGTTTAAAATAGTGTTGGGACAGAATGTTAGAATGGTAGTTGCTAGTTTAGTTGCCTACTTAGTGTCTCAAGCTAATGATGTTTTCTTATTTAATTATTTAAAAAGACTTACAAAGGGAGCACATAAGTGGATAAGGAATAATGTAAGCACCATGACAAGTCAAGCTATAGATACAGCAATATTCATTACAATAGCCTTTTATGGGCAAGTCCCTAATTTAATGTGGATGATTGTTAGCCAATACATTATAAAATTTATATTAGCATTATTAGATACACCCTTTTTCTATTATTTAACAAGAGAAAATAAACAAAGTGATGTGAGTAGGGTAGGTGGTGATATAATGTGAGTAGAGGTGGGCGTAAAGGAAAATATCACGATTGGATAACAGAGGAAGGCTTATTAAAAATAGAAGGATGGGCAAGAGATGGGCTTACAGATGAACAAATAGCCCATAATATAGGCATACATCCCTCTACTCTATATGATTGGAAGAACAAATACCCCGATATATCCGAGGCCTTAAAAAGAGGCAAAGAAGTAATTGACAGGCAAGTTGAAAATGCACTACTTAAAAGAGCATTGGGATATGAATATGAGGAAGTTAAACAGATTATAGAAAAAGACGATAAGGGCAAGGATAGAAAAAGAATAGAAAAGACAGTTAAGCAGGTTATCCCTGATACAACAGCACAAATCTTTTGGCTAAAGAATAGAAAGCCTGCTGAATGGAGAGATAAACAAAATCTAGAAGTAGAAGGAAACCTTGACATATCCAGTATGGATAAACTAATAACCGACTATTTAAGTGATGATGATGGTTAAATTAAATAAGCAACAGCAAAGATGGTTAGATTCAGTAAGGAAAAAGCCTATAATATATGGCCTAGAAAATGGCTTTACAGATTTACAAGATATCCATAATGAATGGATAAAGATGTTTTTATTCAGTAAAGATGATTTAACACTACAAGCCCATAGGGGTAGTTATAAAACAACCTGCCTATCAATAGCAATAGCTTTAATGATAGTAGTTTTTCCCTGGACTAACATCCTTTTTATGAGGAAAACAGATGGTGATGTTAAGGAAATAATTAAACAAATATCCAAATTATTAAAGACAGATTTATATCAAGCATTAGCTAAGGTCCTATGGGGGAAGGAGTTAATCTTAACAGCAGAGAGTGCTTTTGAAATAGACACAAACTTAAAAAGAAATGCAAGGGGTACAAGTCAATTAGTAGGCATAGGACATAAAGGAAGTATTACAGGGAAACACTTTGATATAATTATTACAGATGATATTGTAAATATAAATGACAGGATATCAAAAGCGGACAGAGAAAGAACAAAAATAACATACCAGGAGTTGCAGAATGTAAAAAATAGAGGTGGCCGAATAATAAATACTGGTACACCGTGGCATAAAGAGGATGCCTTTACATTAATGCCTAATCCAATCAAGTATGATTGTTATTCTACTGGTATGATGACAGATAAAGAGATACAAGAGATAAGGGGGAAGATGACAACCTCCCTTTTTGCTGCTAACTATGAATTAAAACATATAGCAGATGAGGATGCTATGTTTACAAGTCCGACTATAGATGATGGAACTAATACAGAGTTAATCTATGGCGGTATATGCCACATAGATGCAAGCTATGGTGGTGGAGATGGCACAGCCTTTACTATAGCCAAGAAACACAAGGATAAAATATATGTATATGGAGAATTAAAACAACAGCATATAGATGATGTACTAGAAGGGTTTGAAGCTAAGAGGGAATATTACAAAGCAGGAACACTCTATAATGAGAGCAATGCAGATAAAGGTTATTTAAATAAAAAGATAAAGCCTCCTAAAAAATCTTACCACGAGAATATGAACAAGTACATTAAAATATCAACCTATCTTAGGGAAAACTGGGATAGGATTGTTTTTATTAAGGATACAGACAAAGAATATATAAATCAAATACTAGACTATACGGAGAATGCAGAACATGATGATGCACCTGATAGCTTAGCTAGTCTATTAAGGGAGATGGAAAAGCCAACTAAAGCTAGGGCAGTGCAGAGCTTATATTAAAGGTGGTGAATACATGAACAAAGTAATAGAAGAATTAAAAAAAATTGATGGAGAAGTAACAAGCCAGATTATAACTGATTTAATAAGAGAACATGAGCCCAGAGCAACTAAAATGAAGGCTATGTATGACAGATACAAGGCAGAGGAACTGCCTATACAGCACAGAGAATTTAAAGACCCTACGAAAATCAATAATAAGATAAATAATGACTATAGAGGGGAAATAATAAATACAGAATCAGGCTATGTACATGGAGTACCTATTGTATATCAAGTAGAGGGTAGACACTATACAGAGGAAGAATTACTAGAGAAGAACCTTTTTTTAGATTACTTTGAACAAATCAATTATTTCCCTGATATTGATTATGAAGTTGGTAAAATGGCTTCTATTTGTGGGTATGGTGCTAGACTTATATATATAGACAAGGAAGGATTAGAAAGGGTAATTAATATAGACCCCTGGGAAGTTATCTTTATAGAAAATCCATCAACCAAAGAAACAGAGTATGCTATGAGATATTATCCATTCGAGATAGTAAAGGATGAAAAAACAAGGACCACTACTACAAAGGTAGAATGGTATGATGATGAAAAAGTAACATTTTACATCAAGGGAGAAGATGGGACCTATATATTAGACAATACAGAACCTATAAATCCCTTATATCATACATTTGATTATGTACCTATGGTTAAGTTTAAAAACAATGATGAAGAACTAGGTAGCTTTGAAAAGGTAGAAGAATTGATAGATGGATATGACAGACTTATATCAGATGCCCAAAACGAGATGGAAGAGTTTAGACAGGCTTATATGAAATTTATAGGGGCAAGTGTAGACAAGGAAACAATATTGGAAGCTAGGGCAAGTGGAGCTTTTAATATGCCTGATGGTGGAGATATAGGCTTTATTACTAAGGATATAAACGACCAATTCTTAGAAAACCATAAAAAGACCCTAAACGATAATATATATAAATTCTCTCAAACAGTAGATATGGGAGATGAAAAGTTTAGTGGCGGTGTAGAAAGTGGAGAATCTAGAAAGTGGAAGTTGTTATCACTAGAAAATAAAGCAATCACTAAAGAAAGAAAATTTATAAGAGCCTTACAAGAACAATTTAAAATAATATCTTCAAGCTGGAAAAAGAAAAACATAGATATTCCCTACACAGATATAACTTTTACATTTACTAGAAATATCCCTATAGACATGCTTTATTATGCTGATATTACACAAAAACTAAAAGGCTTAATAAGCGATGAAACATTATTTGCTAATATACCTTTTATAAATGACCCACAACTAGAAATAGAAAAAATGAAGCCTGACCTAGATTATATACCTATACCTGATGAGGTGGTAGAAGATGATACCGAAGAAGTGGAAGCAGAGGACCGAAGCCCTATCTAAAATAGAAAAAGGTATGGAAAAAGAGATACTAAAAGTATATGCAGATGCCTTGAAAGAAATAAGAAATGACCTAGCCTTAGCTTATGAAAAGTATGATATGGATATGGTAAATATGCAGAAATATAATAGACTAATCAAACTAGAAGGACAAATCATAGACGAAATAAAAAACTTATCTAACAAGAGTAAAAGAAGTATAAATAAAGGTCTTAAGACATTATACCAGGAAGGATATTACCAAACTAGCTTTATTCTAGAAACTGAATTACAGACTAAGTTAGCCTATACAATGCTTGATGCTAAAGCTATAGAAAGGGCTGTTATGAACTCAATTAGTGGTCTTAAATGGACTGAAAGAATGGGACTCAATAGGGACAACACTATAGCACAAATCAAGCAAGAATTAGCCAGGGGACTTATCCAAGGCGAAGGATATCAGAAAATGGCTAGAAGAATGAGGAATAGGCTAGAAGTAGATATGAACAAAACTCTAAGGATAGCAAGAACAGAAGGGCACAGAGTTATAGAAGAAAGTAGCTATGACAGTTTAGTCCATGCTGAAAACATGGGAATAAAGGCCAAGAAAAGATGGGTAGCTACACTAGATGAAAGAACTAGGTCATCTCATCAACATTTGGATGGTGAAACAGTAGATATAGGTGATAGGTTTTCCAATGGGTTATTATATCCTGGTGAAGCAAGTGGACCACCCGAGGAAATAATCAACTGCAGGTGTACAACTATAACAGTATTTGAAGGCTTAGAGCCAACAGAAAGACGAATAAGGGGAGAAGGGATAGTACCTTATACTAATTATCAAGATTGGAAAAAGAATAGGTTAGGTGGCTAATATGGAGTGTATAATCAAAATAGACTTAGATATAACCATTCAACTACTAGAATTACAATCAGAAATATATAATCATAAAGACATGCCACAAACTGTTAAAGATTTACTAGAAATTAGACTTAATCAGATATTAGGCAAGGAATATGATATAGCAGGGTTACTAAAAAAATATAATTGACTTTAAGCACTAGTCGTTAAACAGGCTTATAATATATTTAAGGGGCAACTCGAAGAGGGGCAACTTATAAGGAGGATGTAAAATGAAAGATAAATTAAATTTGCAGTTATTTGCAGAAGGTGGAGAAAATGTTGATACTGGGGCAACTAATGAAGGGGCAACAGATACAACAGAAGAAACCAAGGAAGAATTGACACTAGAGCAAGTACAAAAGATGATACAGTCCGAAACTGATAAAGTTAGGACAGAGTATTCAAAAAAACTTAAGGCTTTAGAAAGAGAGAAAGAAGAGCTGGAAAAAGCCAAAATGACAGAAGAAGAAAAAGCTAAGTATGAGCTAGAAAAGTATCAGAAGGAATTAGCTGAGAAGGAAAAAGCCATAGCCTTAAAAGAATTAACTATCATTACTGGTGACTTATTAAAAGAGAATGGCCTACCATTTGAATTTAGAGACTTTTTAATAGGGACAGATGAAGAAGATACTAAACTAAAAATATCACTATTTAAAAAGGAATGGGATAAGGCTATTAAGGCAGAAGTAGAGGGTAGATTCAAGGCTAGTGGCAGAGAAATCAATAAAGGCAGTAAAAGAACAATGACAAGGGAAGAAATAATGAAGATACAAGACCCTAGTCAGAGAATAAAAGCAATAAGAGAAAACCAAGATTTATTTAAATAATAGGAGGAATGAATAATGCCAGAAGCAAATCTAACTAGAGAATTAGGAACAGCACTATCTATTGACTATGTAGAACAGTTTGGGAAAAGAATTAATAGTTTGTTTGAACTATTAGGACTACACAGGGTATTACCAGTACCAGCAGGAACAGTAATAAAGACTTATACATCAAGTGTCACACTAGACGAAACAGAAATAGAACCAGGGGAAATCATTCCACTATCAGAAGTAAAAGTGGAAGAAGGCCCAACTTATGAAATAGCATGGGATAAGAAAAGAAAGGCAGTACCAGCCGAAGATATCCAAAAGTATGGCTTTGAAAGAGCTATTTTAAGAACTGATGAAAAGCTATTAAATAGCATACAGAAAGGTATCAGGGATGGGCTACTGGAAAACTTAGCAACTGGAACTGGGACACAAGAAGGAGAAAACTTCAAGCAATTACTAGCCAAGAATACAGCAGCTGTTAAAGTAGCATTCGAAGAAGATGACCCTGAAGTTATATCTTTTGTAAACACATTTGATGCTTATGACTACCTAGGAGATGCTGACATAACTACACAAACCCTATTTGGTATGACCTATATAGAAAACTTCATGGACAATAAGGTTGTTTTCTTGTCAGGCGATGTACCAGCAGGAACTATTTACTCTACAGCAGTAGACAACTTAGTAATTTACTATGTAGATGTAGCTGGTGGCGAAATCTCTAAAGCATTTGACTTTGTAACACAAGAAGACGGTTTAATAGGAGTAACTCACGATATCAACAAGCAAAGATTAACAGCCGAAACTATTACCCTTTATGGTCTAGTATGGTTAGCTGAAAGACTAGATGGGGTTATAGTCGGTGAAATAGTAGAGGAAGAAGAAGAAGTCGGCGGAGACAACGGAGACAACGGAGACAACGGAGACAACGGAGACAACGGAGACAACGGAGACAACGGAGACAACGGAGACAACGGAGACAACGGAGACAACGGAGGAGAAGAAGAGGAAGAAGTAGATGGAGCATAGAAAGGATTGATTGAATGAAATTCAAAGTAATTCATCCTTTCCGAGACCTTCAGGATAAAAATAAAAAATTCCCCAATGGCAAAATATATGCTGTTGGGGATATTTATTTATCCGAAGATGAAGAAAGGATAAAAGAGTTATCAACTAAAGAAAATAAGATAGGAAAGCCTTTAATTGAGCCTATAAAGGAAGAAAAGGAAGAAGGCAATATAAAAGTTGAAGAA